CGGGGATTGCGAACCAGTACGGCTGCTTACCAGGCCCAGGGCGCACGTAAAAGCCCTCTTTGGTCGCGTTCCAGCCCGGGGCGCGACGATTTTTGGGCCCGGCCGCGACCGAAGCGCTTCGTGGCTCTTCGAGCGGAAAGCCAAGCCGGGTGAAGATGTTGCGCGTCGCGGCGGGAATGGGGATGCCCGCCTTATTAAACGCCGTGGCGACCACGACGGCGTTCTTCTTACCAAGTCCCATGGCGCCGCGATTTATCCACTCGCGCGTAGTGATGTTGCGCTCCATCTTGCGCCACTTGTAGAATCGCGGTTTGCCGTTCGTACCGGGACGCACGTAGAAACCCTGACGCGTGGCGTCCCACGAGCTGGCGAGTGGGTACCTGTTTGCCAACTTGGCCTTTTTGGCCGCAGCGTCGCCCCCCTTTGCAGGTTTCTTTATCGCAGGGGAATTTGCGAGGTTGAAAGCAAGGAATGGAACCATCTCGTATTTTGCGAAAAACTCCTTGAAAAGCTTCTTGGGCGCCTCGCGTTCCGAAGGGTCCTTGATACCTGTGAAAAGCACGGTGCCGTTCTTAAAGAACTGATAGGTCCACTTGGGGCTCTTGAGCTTGAGGACTATAGCCGGGACGCCACCGACTTTCTCGTCATATATGCTAATGCTGTCGACCATGGACGCAGGGAGCTTCTTGAGCTCGTCGCGCAGGTCCTCGAGGGCTATGGATCTGTTTATGTAGAAAATGCCGTCAATCTTTTTATAGGTCGGAGGGGCTTTAAGGAGCAAACGCGGAGCCCAGCCGTTCTTCACGATAGCCAAGAGAGCCTCCTCATAGTTGCCGAGTCCCATGACGTCAAAGTACTTGTCGGTCATGACAATGGTCTGCTGACCGCGTTTGGCAATGATCTTCTTCACGTCGTCCTTGTCGCCGATCCACCCCTGGCCTGGGATCCAACGCACCACGGGCTTTTTAAAGGTGGCGGCGTATCCCATGATCTCAGAGAACCCCTTGGGTTCCGTTTCGAATACCATTTTAAAATTCGTCGGCAGTTTGAAAGTGACAATTTTGGCAGTGAGTGCAGATGGGGACACCTTCCATGCTCCCTGGTTGTTTGTGAAAACGCGCTTGGATCGCCATAGTTTCTGAAACTTGGCGATCCGAGCTCGCGTCTGATCCTCGATGGATTCCATATTACTGTTTTCTTACATTTTATTCTTGTGCCACAAAGTCGAGACCGAAGATGAACGGTTGCGTAGAGTATGCGCTTCCGTTGTAAATCTGCGAGTCCACCCGAACCTCGAGTTCCTTGGCACTGAAGGGGCCCGCGTAAAAGTCCTGATTGAACCGATGCGTTCCGAGGTTGTTCTGTTTGCAGTGCTCATTGAACCGGGCGATGAATAGCGTCTGGGGCATGAAAAGGCCAGGACCAAACTTGAACTTTTCCGAGCACAGAAAGTGCTGGAGCGCGTTCGTAACCTGCGCAATCTGGCTCTGTACCGTCTTGAAGTACTTGGGGAGCACGTTCCAGATGTCCTTGTCAGAGTACTTGTGCGCATAGTCGAGATAGGCCCGTAGACACTTGCACAGAATCGCCGGAATCTCCTGCTCGAGCTTCTGATCCAGATGGGGATCGGCATCCGCCACCTGACGCCCAAAGTTCCACGTGGCCAAGCGACGCAGAATAGACCCTGAATTGTCCTTCCAGTTGGGAACCTCGTTTCCGCCCAAAATACCTGGCGTCTTCCACTGCATGCTCAGCGCCGTCTCATTCTTTCGCGCCACCGACACGTCCTCGCCTGACACCAGAGACTGAAACTCGGCCTGTTCGAGTTGAAGATCGCCCTTGATCTCCGGACTGATGAACATGAACCCACGGTAGATGCTCTGGAGACCAAACTTCTTTTCGATGTTGTTCGAGAGGGTCGCAACGTCTTCACACTCGTAGAACAACTTACAAACCTTCGTGATCAGGGTCGACTTGCCAGAACGCGCGATACCCTTCAGGAACGGAATCACCTGCCAACCGTCCAGCTCGTTCACCTCGAAGCACAGACGGCCACAGAATACGTACATCCACTTACACACATCGGCATCGAACTTCTGATAATCCAGGACGCACTGCATATGCGGCGTGGGAATGTCGTACCAGTCTTCGATCTCATCGTACGAATCGAACGGCAAGTCGAAATATTTACAGCTCACGAGCGTGGGATCCAATTCCCGAAACTCCCGCGACTTGTAAGGGTAAAACTTGATTCGGTACTTTTGTTGCTCGACGTCCCAATCCTTGCCCGCCAACAGGCCGTTCTGGAACGACCACGTGTGCCGATCCTTCTTGATCTCTGGAAACTGAAAATCCTTGCAGTTGGTGAGGTGACGCACGACATCACCCACGAGGCCCCCACGGCTTGTCAGGTTCTTCCACATCTCAGGATTGTCCTCCTTCTGTGTCGTGTCGTACACAAAGTCCTTGATCTCCTTGACCTGCTTCCAGGCTCGGGTGTTTCGAATTTCTATACAACATTGGTCACGGTACCGGCGATACCCCTCGTCATACGCTTGATGAAGCAGAAACAAGAGAAGCTTCTGGTAAGGCGTGTTGGAATCGTCATCCTTCAGGGACGAGTCGTTGTTGTCTATGGCGAGCGTCGGGTTGTTGATACGATTGAACCGACGGTCCCAGATGCGAAACTGTTCAAACATCTCCTGACGGTCGACAATCAGGCGACGGATCCGAAATTCAATCGTAAATTCCTCCCCGTTCACATCCTTGCTCGGACGCTTGTTGGCGTTGAGATTATCCACACGCGTCAAGAGGGTCCTACAACTGTTGACGAAACGGTCCTTGCGCGTCTTCACGTGTTCTACTATATGATTGCGCGGATAGCCATCCGCATCACGCTCCTGGTCATTCAGAAACAAGACGTACGCCCACGACTTGTCAGCCGCGAGAGTGTTTGCTCGAATGTGAAAACCAGCATCGGTCTCTGCTTGAGTTATTTTTGACTCAAGTTCCTCGATCGTCCATGAGTTGACTTCGGTGGTATGGTGAGCCATCCGAATTTCTTCATCGTGTTCGGGAGTAATCTCCTTCTGGATTGTGTGGACTTTCTTGGCGCTTGACATTACTAAGAATGGGGCAGACTTTTTTAAGCGGGTGCGGCGATGTACTGCGGCTGCACCTTGCACTCACAGCCCTTCACGCTGGACACGGCTGACAGAATTTTGACCAGAATTTTGTTCTGCATCTCGAGGTTCAGGGCGATCTTCTCGGTCGCGTCCTTCAGGCCCACCAGGGCGGTGGCGACGGTCTCACCGTCCTCGGTCGCCAGGAAAGCGCCCAGGGCCTCCATGGGGTCGCCAAAGTCCATCTCGTCCATCTCCTCTGTATCGTCCAGGTCCTCCTCGTCCTCCTCGTCCTCGTGTGGGGGGCTTGGGGGTGGCGGGCGTGGCACGCGAGACATTTAATAGGGCGCCAGAAAATCGGCGCGTCTCCTGGGCGCACGTCTCGTCTAAAGAAATCTACGCTAGTTTCAGTAGTGCATGCCCTTTGTGTATTCAATAAAGTGCAAGCTCGAGCCATACAAGGAATATATAGGTCAGACGGTTCAGGATGACTTTCAAATTCGCCTGAACGGTCACATCTCCGACGTTAACAACGGCCGGAAAAGACACCTGTACAACGCCATTCGTCTATACGGATGGGACCAATTTCAGATTGAAATTCTTCACAGTTTCCCCAGGGACGGAAACTGGCAAGAGCGCCTGGACGACCTCGAGATCCGGGAGATTGCCCAGCGTGGAACCTTGGCCCCAGGCGGATACAACAATGAGACTGGCGGGAACAAGAACAAGGTGCTTCATGAGGACACAAAGGAACTTATGAGCTCTGTCCGCTCAGGCGGGCTCCATGCCATGTTTGGGAAGCATCATGACGAGGATGCCAAGGAGCTCCTGAAGGAGGCGAACCGCAAGGCCGTCCAGCAGTGGTCAAAGGACGGGACCCAACTCCTCAGGACGTTCGAGTCGGTCGAAGAGGCGGCCAAGGAGTCGGGAGCGTGTAGTGAACATATAGGTAAAGTGTGCAAGGGGACGCGCAAGACGGCAGGAGGGTTCCAGTGGAAGTTTGTGAATCCAGAAGATGTTCGGACGAACGAACCTTTGAAGTTTACGAAAATTCAGCAGTGGTCGTTCGACTTGAAGACCCTTATAGCCGAGTATGATACCATACGGGAAGCATCGGAAAAGTCTGGAGCTGGAAATGGTCGTATAAGTAAGTGCTGTAAGGGTACGTCTCGATCAGCAGGCGGGTTTAAATGGAAAGCCGTCTAAATTTTTTTCTTGGGGTATATTACAAATGGCGGGCGGATTGATGCAACTGGTTGCTTACGGTGCTCAGGACGTTTATCTGACCGGTCAGCCCAAGGTGACCTTCTTCCAGGCGGTGTACAAGCGCCACACCAACTTTGCGATGGAGAACATCCAGCAGACGGTGAACGGCACGCCCTCCAACAGCGGCCGCGTGTCCGTGACCATTGCCCGCAACGGCGATCTGGTCGGCAACATGTACGTGGCTCTGCAGCCGACTGCCACTGCCACAGCTAACCTGACCTCGGACAACAGCACGGCTGACCTGTGCTGGGTGGCTGAGCGTGCCATTGCGGCCGTGGAGCTGACCATCGGTGGCCAGCGCATCGACAAGCACTACCAGGCGTGGTTCCGCCTGTACGCTGAGGTGTTCCTGAACGAGGCGGACAAGATCAACTACGGCAAGCTGACCACCACCCAGCTGAACGACACCACCAACAAGAACTACGTGTACCTGCCCCTGCTGTTCTTCTTCAACCGCAACCCCGGCCTGTACCTGCCCCTGATTGCCCTGCAGTACCACGAGGTCCGCCTGGACTTCGACCTGACGTCCACCTTCACCAACTACTTCGGCGCCTCTTCCCAGGTGTTCGAGGTGTGGGCCAACTACGTGTACCTGGACACCGAGGAGCGTCGCCGCTTCGCCCAGAAGGGCCACGAGTACCTGATCGAGCAGGTGCAGCACACCGGCGGTGACTCCATCACCTCCGTCGCCCAGACGGTGCGCCTGTCCTTCAACCACCCAGTGAAGGAGCTGGTGTGGTGCTACCAGAACACCACCTCCACTGCCACCAACAGCATGTGGAACTTCTCCACGGCGTGCGCGAACGTGAACGTGACCGCCAACGTTGCCCCCCTTGCGATTGGCAGCCCTCTGCCACACACCGTGGGCGCCCCCCGTCTGTACGGCTCGGGCACCCTGGGCTCCAACATCTTCTGGATTGAGGAGGGCTCCGCTGTGATCGGCGTGTCCGGTAAGGAGGTTGGCCCAATGAAGGACTTCAAGCTGGTGCTGAACGGCCAGGACCGCTTCAAGGAGCAGCTGGGCAAGTACTTCAACCAGTACCAGCCATACGTGTACCACTCGGGCACGCCCTACCCAGGCATCTACGTGTACTCGTTCGCCCTGCAGCCAGAGGAGCACCAGCCAACCGGCACCTGCAACTTCTCGCGCATTGACAACGCTCAGGTGTCCCTGAACATGAAGACCCTGGCGGCGCCTCTGCAGAAGATGTTCGCGGTGAACTACAACATCCTCAGAATTCAGAGCGGGATGGGTGGATTAGCTTTCTCCAACTGATCTTACCATATATATTTTCATGTGGTAGGACTTGTAAAATATCAAAAACCCAAAAATACGGGCTTCGGCCCCAGGAACGTTCAAGGTTCCTGAGGTTGAAACTTAAAGAATGTCTTACTATAATAGTAAGATGGAGACCCCTAAACTCAAAAAGTGTTCATGCGCTCGAGCACCACAACCGTTGGATCAATTTTTGGATAAAAATGGAAAAGAGGTGGCGACCTGCCTCAAGTGCCGCGAGAAACAACGTAAACACGACAAGAAACCTGAACGGCGTGAAAAACACAACGAACTTCAAAGAGAAAAAGGATACTCTGAAAAATGGAGAGCAAAACAACTCGAAGAGCGACCGGATGAGTTCAGAAATTACAATAATCAGAGAAATCAGCAATGGCGCGTCGAAAATGCTGAGCACTGTGCCAGGTGGTACAGAACCCATGTGAACCCTCGGTTAGATTCCATCAAACGAGCGGCCGGAACTCGAGGAATCGAATGGCGCCTTACTGACGAGGATGCCAAAGTGATGCTCACAAGTCCGTGTGTGTACTGTAAGCACATCGACCTTGAGGTTCGCGTGAACGGCATCGACCGCTTAGACTCGAATGTATGCTACACGACTGAAAACTGTCGCCCGTGTTGTAAGGATTGTAACTATATGAAGGGCACATACGACCCAAATACGTTCATCGAACGCGCCAAGAAGATTGCCATGTGTGACGCGGAGTTTCCAGAGGTTCCCATGTGTGAAGAGCACAAAAAGATTAACCGCACTCCTCGAGCGAAAGAACAGGAAATTCCCACCACTCCATAATTCCATCGAGGCTATCACTTTCTAGAGGAAAACAGTGAAGAGGATCGGTGTTTATAAAACTTTCCAAATTTCCCTCGTCAGGAGAAAATCTATGTTCTGTTTGAATAAACTTTACATCGTATTCATTCAGTTGGACGAGTCCTGTTTTCTTTTCAAATCCAATCCTCATAATAGGACATCCATCGTCACAGTGTGCACTGAACGTATACGGTGCCAGGTATGTCATTTTATAAAGCTTCTTCTCTCGCTTTTTCGTTTCAAAAACCGTTTTACAGAGTTCCATTCCCTCCTTGTACTGCTGGTCCGTCAGGGACTCTTTGACAGAGTCTATATAGTCTGACATTTCATGCGCCATATATGTAAAAAGAGACAACACTCTAACTGTCACTTGACCCCTTCAGACTAAAAAAATCTCAACAATAATTAATGAATACACCGGCGGCGTCACCAGCTTCGTCGGCGACGGTTAACATAAACGGAACGTGTTACACAGGAAGCCCTGGAGATACGTTCCAGGCTTTTGGTGACAGTGCCAAAATGGGGATGTCCATCGGTGGTATTATACTCACATGTATATGTTGCAGTTTGTTCGCGTACATGGCAACAACTTCAACCAGTGCCCTACCGAAAATCATGGCTGTTTGCTGCATATGCTCTTTAGTCTCATCAATTTGGCAGTATTTTAGTGCTAAAATGGACATTGACTCCCTAAAAACTTCTGGAAAAATCCGGAACTGTTAACGCCCCACAACCTTCCACGACCCCTTCAGAGCCGCAAACTCTTCCTCAATGACGAGAGAGGTCAATTCAGTGTCGAAATTAGGGGAGCAACAGAATACGTCAATGTAAATCTTATTTAATTCAGGGTACGTGTGAGCGCTAAAGTGGCTCTCGGAAAGCACGAGAACTCCCGTGGCTCCATGGGGTTCAAATTGGTGAAAGGATCGGCCCACGACTGTGAACCCGCACCTTTCAGCGATTCGAT